GCGGTATGCCGATGGGTGGAGCACCTTTACCTCCGCCATCTATTCAAGCTAATACGTCTCAACCTCAGGCTCAGACCGCAGATTTACAACCAACTAACTTTTCTAAAGCCGAATAATAGACTATGTACATTTCCGAGTATTGTGGGTAGGATACCAACATGAAGAGTGTTCTCGAAGCATTAACTATAAATGAGAGAGAAGCCTTAGCACTTTTATATGAGAAACCTGATTATAAGGCCTTGGTGAAGCTAGTTAGTTCTGAACGGATAGAATTAGCCAAGGACGCTATAGAGCAACGAGACATATCTGACGTTAGATACTTAGCTGGACAGTCCGATGGATTGAAGAAACTTCTAGGGACTATCCAATCTAATTACAGGCAGGTGAACAAGAAGGTCTGAGATCTGGGAGTGCCCACCCCTCCCAGTTTCCAGCTCTGCTGGCCAATAGAACAAATCTAAAGGAGTTAATAATATGGCAACAAATGCCGAACCCACTGTCGACGACAGTACACCAGTGACCGAAGAAGATTTAAGGAGTGTAAAAGAAAATAGTGAAGTAGAGTCCTCACCGACAGACGAAACACTAGAATCCGAAGCACCTGAAGAAGAATCCGAAGAAGCTGTTGAAGAAGAATCTGAAGAAGAGTCTTCTGAATTCGTCAAAGAGTTTTCGAATATTAAAGGTGATACGGCAGAAGAATATGCCCGTAACTTGGAAAATGCTTATAAGAATAGCACCGCTGAGGCCTTACGCCTTAAGGGGCTAGTCGATAGTAATGACCAAGTTGACGAGATAGCTGAATCTGATGATTCCCCCCCTATAGATCCACGTCTACTTTATTTAGACGGGTTGATAAATAAGGAGATACAGAATGATTACGAGGCTTTCTCTAAGGACTATTCCCAAACCCAAGATCCCGAAGAATACGCTAAGTTCACTAAAGAAGCGGCAAATTTGAGTAGATATATTTTAGACACTCAAAAACGTGTTGCTCCAGCTAGTGAGTTGTATTCTAAGGTTGCAGCTATTTTAGGATGGACGCCAGAAACGGCCCCAACAGATAAAGACAAATTAAACGTAGCTCTGAAAGATTCAGCATCTATGTCTAAGACGTCTACTACTACCAAGCAGAAATCTTCTTCTAAAGTAACTGATGCCCAAATTGCAGTCGCTAAACAAATGGGCGGCTGGACTGACGGTAAATCTGATGCCGAGATAAGAAAAGAACTCGAATCAATTTAACTTAATTTAAGGATTTAACATGGCAGTTCAATCACAACTATTGGGTCGTGCTGATGGTAATACCAACTACTCTACGCAACCGATTGCTGTAGCTTCTGGTGTTACTGTTACTAAAGGCGACTTCGTGTACTTTGCTTCAGGTTTTCTTTCTAGCGCATCAGTGCTTGGTAAGAAACTTATTGGCATGGCTCTCGAAACAGCTACAGGTAACGCAGCAGGAACCGTAAAAGCCCTTGTATGTGTAGACCCAACTATGCGCTATCTTATAGATGGCGACGAAATTGGTCAGGCACTAGGCACCTCATTACGAGGAACATATTTCGATATTGATGGCGCAACAGGCGCACAACTTATCGACACTTCATCAACCACAACAGCGGCTCAGTTCCTATTATTGGAAAACAACCCGCAGGTCGACCCCGTAAGAACTGACACATCCGTCGGTACCTACGTAATTGCAGAGCACTACTTCTACCCAGCTCAATAGGCAGGTAGTTTAGAAAGGAACTAAAATGGCAGAACTAAGAGCACAATGGGCGGATCTACTTAACTCAAACATCCGTAAAATTTACGGTGATGAGCTAAAGCAGGTTCCAACCCAATACCAGAATATTTTCAATGTAGAAACTTCTGGAAAAGATAGAGAAATAGAGAGTTCAGCATCTGGACTATCTCAGTTCGTTCAGACTGGTGAAAACCAGCCAGTGACTTACGAAGATAGGAACCAAGGATATGACGTTACCTATACTCACCTAAAATGGGCAAAAGCTATCTCAATCTCGAAAGAGATGTGGGATGATGACCGTTTCGGTGCTATGCGACGAGGCACAGCAGACTTGGCTAAATCCAAGATGCGGACCAAAGACGCTATTGGATCTGATATCTTCAACTATGCTTTCACATCAGGTGGTGGTGGAAAGTCTCCATTTGTAGCAGGTGATGCAGTAGCTCTAATAAGCACTGCTCATACACTAACAAATGGTGGAGCTAATCAGAGTAACCGTACTACAGCCGACCTTAGCGAAAACGCTATAGAGAACGCTCTAGTTACTATGCGAGCTACTCTTGACGATAAAGGTGAATTAATCGGAGTTAATCCGACTACTTTGCTAATACCGCCAGCTCTTGAAAAAGAAGCTAGCATCTTGTTGGATAGTATCCAGCGAGTAGGTACAGCTAACAATGACGTCAACCCATTTAAGGGTAGATTAAATGTTGTTGTATGGGATCGTTTAGGTTCAGCCGCTGGTGGTAGCGATACCGCTTGGTTTGTCCTTGATCCAGCAGTTCACAAATTAACTTACTTTAACCGTTCTGATACTGGACTCCAGGGCCCAGATTACGACTTTGACAACGATGTTGCTAAATGGAAGGACTCATTCCGAGTTGTTCCTGGTTGGTCAGATTGGCGAGGCGTCTACGGAAGTCTTGGCACAAACGCTTAAATAATTGTCTAGGTAAGGGAGCTCTATAGCTCCTTACCCCTAGCGAAAGGATATTCATGGCAATAGAACATAGAACGTATCCATGGGCAAACCGTTGGTCTGGTGGCTCATTACGTCTTAAACAGTTCTTTAACTTAAGTTTCGGTTATACCGAGACTCATAAAAAAGTCTCAGTAGCGACGACTAACGCTATTTTGACAGCCACTGCTACAGTAGTAGCAGGCCGTACTCTGAACGACCAGAATGCGACTATTACGCAACCAGATGTTCCTCGTTGTTTAACTATAACAACTGGTGGAACTACAGCTGATATAGCTGCTGGGAACGTAGTAATAACAGGGACTAACGTAGAAGGCAAGACTATTAGCGAAGCTTTCGTAATGGCTAACGACTTAGCTGGTTCTGTAACAGGCGTAGTAGCGTTTAAATATGTTACTAGCATTGTTTTTCCAGCTGCCGATGGTGTTGCGGCTACGATAGCTGTAGGAACAGCTTCTAAGCTTGGGATTAATCACAGGCTTATACCAGGCAAGTCTACTGTAATAGTTTTGTCTGATGCTGACATTGATGGAACAAATCCAGTTCAGCAAGCACAACCTACAGTCGTGATAGATAGTAAATCAGTAGAACTTAATAATGTCATTCCAGCTACGACTCCGAATGGGACTACGTTCCTAACGATGGCTTACTGGTATCACAATATTACTATTGATACGATTGACGATGAACCAGAATATGGTACTTCAACAAGTACTTCAACAAGTACTTCGATGAGTACATCAATATCTACTTCAACATCAATATCTACTTCAAGTACGTCTAGCTCTACTTCAAGTACGTCTGTCTCTACCAGTTCGACTTCAACAAGTACTACTACGCTACCTTAGGAGGAATAAATGGCTACACGCACAGTTGGTGACAATAAGCATTTAGCAGGCCTCACAAGCGCAAGGTATGTACGTGTTACTGCCGCTGGCTCTAATTTACCAATTAGAACTACGTCAGGCCGTCTACTAAGAGTGATACTAAATACTAATGGAGCGACAGTAACCGTTAAAGATGGCCTATCTGACATCATAGGTATAATTGCCATAGATGCTCCAGAGGGATCATTTAACTACGGTATCTTCTGCACTAACGGTATTTACGTCGATGTTAGTGGTGCAGTTGACTGCACTATAGTCTTCTCTGACTAAATGTGATGGGAGATAGTTATACACAGCTATCTCCTATTTGCATTTGACTAGACTCTTTACTCGGAGTATCTTTAAGGTTAATGAGCAACAACAAAGAAGTATTCCTTCTTACGAACTTCTCGACATACCTAAGGTCATTCTCTCCTATAATAGTGGTGATGGAGCAGGTAAAAATGTTAACCAGGGCTGGCTATACGCCAGTTCTTTTAGTTTGTGAAGGATGGGACCCTCCTGAAGACACTATCTTTCATACTACTAAAACAAAGTATCTATATCCTTTTGCTCAACATGATCCGTCAAGTAAGGCTGAGGATATAGACGAGACAGTCCTTTTGGCTTATAACCAGCTAGATGAAGTCTTGCCTGATGGGGCTATAGTTATAACTCATGATTTAATATTTTTGCCCGATTATACTATTCTTAATATAGCCTCTCGTAAATTAGCAACAGACAGACCTTCTATCTCCTGGATTCACGAGATACACTCAGCTACTAATCCTGATATAGTCGGACAGGAACGCAGTATGTACGGGGAGAAATATGTTGAAGCTCTAAATTCTCCGTTCCCTCAGTCAGTGATAGCTTATCCTAACGCCTACGATATTTCTAGAGTAGCTCGGAATTTTAACTTTGAGGAAGACAAGATAGTTGAAATACCTCATTCTACTGACCCGACAGAGGGTATGCACCCGATGGTCAAACGCTTGTACGACGTTAAGAAACTAGGCGATGTCGAAGTATTGATGATACTGCCTATCCGTTTAGACAGGGGCAAATATGCTGAAGCTAATGTTCGACTAATCTCTGCCTGTATCCAGGTAGGCCTTTCTGCACATCTAGTATTTTGTGACTTCCAGTCTACTGGGGACGATAAAGTAGTCTATAGGGAAGATTTGAAGAGATTGGCTACTGACTTGGGATCAATAGAACATATCACATTTATGTCAGAGTTTGACGATATGGCGTCTATGGAGATACCTCACGAAGTTGTCCTGGACCTGTTCTCTTTATCTAACGTCTTTCTCTTAGCTAGCAAGAGTGAGACCTATTCTCTTATCGCACAGGAAGCTATGCTGAAGGGGAACTTTGCAATACTAAATCAGGACTTTGCTCCATTCAGGCAGATATATGGTAAGAACGCTCTCTACAAACAATTCGACGGGGCTAATATAGCTATAGACGGCTACAACGGAGAGATAACTACCAAACAGAATAATATAATAGAATACTACCAGCACATGGCTATAGCTCTAAGGTACTATTTAGAGAACGATAAGGTATTACGTGCTAAGACATGGGTAAGAACTCAGCGTAATCCTGATGCAGTGTTTAGGAATTTTCTAGAACCGTTATTGGGATTTAAGCATGAAGACTCCTAGATTCTCTGTAATAATCCCCTGTTACTCAGAAACGTCACCCATGCAAGAGGGTGCAGCAGGGCACATACATTACAGAGGGGGTCGGGTACAGAGGGCTATTAATTCTATTATCCACCAGCAGTTTCCCGATTGGGAACTTATAGTGGTGGATGACGGTTGCGCTGATGGTGTAACCCCAGCTATTCTAGACAAGTTCGCCGAGCTAGATCCGAGGATAAAGATAATCCATCAGGTTAATCAGAATAGGGCAGTAGCTAGAAACAACGGTATGGATGCAGCAACAGGCGACTGGATATGCTGGCTAGACTCTGATGATGAATATAGTACCCATTATCTTCGAGAGCTAGACGCTGCTATAGACGATTTTCCAGAATACAAGATATTCAATTTTGGCTCGATACTCTACTGGGAAGACCATCAGACGACAATTCGCTCAGTCTGGGCTCCTAGTATCGAGGGGGATGGGCACGAGTGGTTTCGTTCTGGGCAGATAGGCTCAGGTAGTTTTATTTTTAGGAGAGATTTATGGGCGTCTGACAGGAAGTACAGGATACCTGATGAGATTAACGCTTATCAGTTTGCAGCTGCATCACGCTTTCCTCTAAGGTATGTCAGAGAAGAAGATGAGTTCAAATATGATAATACGGAGAATCCAGATGAGGCTATGCAAGATGGTGTCTACCGACACGGTACTAGCCTAGGGAACCCCTGGGGTGATGACTTCTATCAGTTTTATTTATTAACTAGAGATAACCACTCTAAGCCTCTTGATGTATTGTTATACATTCAGTACCCACGGGCACATGAGGAGAGGTATCTACATTATGGGCAAGTTTATGACGCCATCTGAGATACACTTTGTCTCATGGGAGAGACCGAGTATAACTAAACTGGCTATATTAACGATTGCTCGTAATACTAACTCGGCTAATTATAGGCTAGTAGTTCTAGATAACGGATCCAGTGATGCTCAACAACAGATGCTTATAGACTTACAAAACGATGGCTATATAGATGAGTTAATACTATGGGACCAGAATCATGGACTAGAAGTGGCTAGGGAGTATTTGCTGAGGAATTGTACTAGCGAATTCTTTATTTGTGCGGATAATGACTGTTTACCAGAACCTCTAGACGGTACAGACTGGGTGAGCAAACTAGTAGACTTGATGCAGAAATATGAAGACTATGGGGCTATATCTTGCCGTACTCAAGTAATGATAGGTACAGGTAATATTTTTGAGGATGAGTCATTAGACATTACTGATTTCCCTCATCCTGGTGGAAGCCTAAGAATAATGAGGACGTCTGTTACTGAATCGGTAGGAGGATGGGAAGGTAAGCCTGGCCGTGGGGCTGAAGAACGGTGGATATGTTCACAATTAAGGGAAAATGGATATAAGACAGGGTTTGCTACTCATATTAAAACGCTACATTTGTTTGGATTAAAAGATAGCGATAGGTGGGGATATGATAAAGACTGGGCACCAGAAGTAACAGGGCATAGCGATATCTCGCACCCTGCCCTAGAAAATGGTGATAACATAGAAGACGTTAAGAAATATAGCGGAGAGGAATTAGCGAATGCTTACTTGCATTATAAAATCTAATAGTGAGCCAACGGTTGTAGAGTTGACTTATGAGAATATGTTTAAAGAGACTAAAGACATACCAGACGTAGAGGTTATTATTAAAGAGAATTGGCTCGATGGGTTAGCTAGCATAAAGACCAGGTATGTTTGTTTACTAGAGGCAGACTGTCTAGTCAACTCAGCTTATTTCGTTACGATGTTAGGTCTTTTGAAGAAGAATCCCCATTTCCGTAAGATAGCCATGTTATCTTCGGCTACGGGCGTAAACGATTGGGCTAATAAGTTCTACGGATATTCTGCTGATACGGTTTTGTCTGAACCAACGAAAGACGGTATTGCTACAAAAAATAAGTATATAAAGCCTAATAAAGACGCTAAGGCAAAAGTCGTCTATCCTGTCCAGATAGGATTTGTTCCAGGATCTATTATTAGGACAAATATGCTCGTAGAGGCTCTGGCAAAACTTAATTTAGGGCCATCCATAGAGGATGACTTGAAGAGGTTATCTACTGAGCTATCTCTAACTTTCTGGGATACTGGGGTAGGTAACGGTGGGGGTAACAGGGTTCATTT